AATGCAGGACTTGCTGGACCTACCGGTGGTGCTGGACCTACTGGGCCTACCGGTGGTGCTGGACCTGCTGGGCCTACTGGTGGTGCTGGACCTACTGGGCCTACTGGTGGTGCTGGACCTACTGGTGAAACAGGAGGCGCTGGGCCAACTGGACCTAACGGACCTAACGGACCTAACGGACCTACTGGAGGTACAGGACCAACTGGAGGCACAGGACCAACTGGAGGTACTGGACCAACTGGACCTACTGGGCCAACTGGTGGTTTCTCAACGAACTCTAATGCTCAAGTAAACTCATTAGGAGTTAATACTGGTGGTTCTGGTACTGCAGGTGAGATTAGAGCAACAAACAATATCACTGCTTACTATTCAGATGAGAGATTAAAAGATGTTCTTGGTGAAATAGATAACGCACTAGATAAAGTAAAAGAATTACGAGGTGTTTACTTCACAGAAAATGAAACTGCAAAGTCTTTAGGATATAATAATGACAAGAGACAAGTAGGTGTAATTGCACAGGAAGTACAAAAAGTTTTACCTGAAGTGGTAACGGAAGCACCGATAGATGACAAATACATAACAGTTTGGTATGATAAATTAGTTCCTTTATTGATTGAAGCAATAAAAGAGTTATCGGCGAAAGTAGATAAACTAGAAGGAAAATAAATGGCTGTTCCAAATTCAAAAACAACTTTAAAAGAATACTGCCTAAGAGCATTAGGAAAACCTGTTATTGAAATCAATGTTGATGCTGAACAGGTTGATGATAGAATAGACGAAGCAGTACAATACTTTTCTCAATATCACTATGACGGTGTTGAAAGAATGTATATGAAGTATCAGATAACTGAAGCAGATGTTACACGAGCAAGATCAAATGAAAGTGTTGGTACTGGAACTGAAGGTTCTGTTTCTAATAACTTTCTAAATCAACAAAATTATATCGTAATGCCATCTTCAGTTTTATCAGTAATGGGTATATTTAATTTTAACGATAAATCAAATTTAAATATGTTCGATATCAGATATCAAATGAGATTAAATGATTTGTATGATTTTTCTTCAACCTCTATATTACACTATGAAATGACAATGAGACATTTAGATTTTTTAGATCATATTCTTATTGGGGAAAAACCAGTCGCTTTCAATATGCATAATAATAGATTGTATATAGGAATGGATTGGGCAAATGATGTTCAACCAGGTGAATTTATAATAGTAGAATGCTACAGAAAATTAGACCCAACAACTTATACAGATATCTATGATGATATGTTTCTGAAAAGATATACTACTGCTTTAATTAAGCAACAATGGGGTGCTAATTTATCAAAATTTCAAGGTGTAACAATGTTAGGTGGAGTTTCTATGAATGGTGCGGAGATTTATTCTCAAGCGCTATCAGAAAAGAATAAATTAGAAGAAGAGATTAGATCCACTTTCGAAGCACCTATTAGTTATATGATAGGATAATCAATGCCAACTAATGTCTATTTTGACCACGGTAATACAAATGAACAGCGTCTCTATGAAGATTTAATCATAGAGCAGTTAGCTATTTACGGTCAAGATGTTTATTATTTACCAAGAACTTTAGTAAATGAAGATTCTATATTAGGGGAAGATACTTCTTCTAAGTTTACTTCAGCATATGCGGTTGAAATGTATGTTGAAAATACAGATGGTTTTGAAGGCGAACAGGATATTATTAGAAAATTTGGTGTAGAATTGAGAGATGATGTTTCTCTTGTAGTTTCTAAAACAAGATGGCAAAAAGTTTTAGAGGCAGAAAATAATTTAATCGTAACTTCTAGACCTAATGAAGGTGATTTAATTTGGTTTCCTGTTGTAAATGCTTTTTTTGAAATACAATTTGTAGAACACGAACAACCCTTTTATCAAATACAAGATGTTCCTGTTTATAAATTAAAGTGTACTAAATGGGAATACTCTTCGGAAGAAATTTCTACTGGTCTTTACGATATTGACCAAACTGAAGAAGCACTATCAACTAATATGTTGGCGTATCAAATTAGCGTTGAAGAAGGAACAGATTCTTCTGGTGCAATTATGATGGAATCCGATATAGGCGATAAGAGTTTCATATTATTAGAGTCTGCACCTGCTGAACTTGGTGATAAACAAATTGTAGATCAGTCGCATAAATTTGAGGCTGCGTCTGGTGTCACCAGTACAAGTGATAGTTCGGATGATGTTTTAGACTTTAGTGAGAGAAATCCATTTGGTGAATCTGATTATCACTTTGGGAAGGACTTTTAATGTTCGGACAATATTTTTATCACAAACATATACGAAATACTATTATTGCTTTTGGTACAATATTTAATACTATCGGTGTAAGAAGATATAATTCAGCCGGTGAAGCTGTTTCAAGTTTACGAATACCTTTAATGTATGCACCAAGAGAAAAGTTTTTAGCCAGACTACAACAACAAACTGAATTGGGATCTGGCGATCAATCAAAAGTAGCAATCACTCTACCTCGAATGTCTTTTGAAATGACTGGGTTCTCTTATGATCCCAGTCGTAAGATTAATAAAATGCAGAAATATAAAACTGCAAAAAGTACAGATGACAAAAATGTTTTTAGTCAATACTCTCCTGTACCATATAATGTAAATATTAACTTGTATAGTTTCTGTGCTAATTCAGATGACTCTCTACAAATACTAGAACAGATACTTCCATACTTTCAACCTGATTATACGGTGACCTTTATAGAAGATAAAACTATGGATATCAAAAGAGATATACCTTTTATATTAAATAGTGTTGACTATGAAGATACTTATGATGGTGACTTTACAAGTAATAGAAGAATAATTTACACACTATCATTTACTGCAAAAATTTATCTATACGGTCCTATATCTAAAGGCGCTGTAATTAGAAAAGTATCTGCCGATTTATATGATAAATTTCCAGTTGACGGTCCTTCTAGACAAGAACGAGTCACGGTAACTCCTAATCCGACAAGTGCTGATTATGATGATGACTACACTTATACTGAAACACTTGACTTTTTTGAAGATGGATTAAATTATGATGAAGAATCAGGAACAGACAAATAGTTTTCTCACTAGACGAAGAGTAAATTTAGATATTGGATTTAGATGTACTCTTGAATGTCCTATGTGTGCAAGACAACAGGACTTTAAAGGTATTAGACCCATTCCCGGCAAAGATTTAACTATCAACGAATATCAAAAAATTATTGACTTCTTTCCAGAGGTTACAATGTGCGGTCAAATTTCTGATCCAATATTCAATCCTAACTTTCCAACTTTTGTAAAGATGTCTGCTGAGGCCGGTACTGATTTAAAAATTAACACAGCTGCTTCACAAAGAAAAGAAAAGTGGTATAATGATGTATTTGATAGTTTTGGTAAAGGGGGTTGGGTTTTTGGTATAGATGGATTACCTGAAGAAAGTCATAAGTACAGAATTAATCAAGACGGTGTACATTTATTTAATATGATGAAACTATGTGCAAGTAAAGGTATTCAAGCCCGCTGGCAATATATTGTGTTTAGATATAATGAAAATCACATAGACGAAGCAAGATCAATGGCAAAAGATATAGGGGTTCAATTTGAAGTAAACTTATCTTCTAGGTTCAATGGACCTGACGATCCTTATAGACCTCTTAATCCTAAATACTGGATAGATAGAAACAAATTTGCTAAACACGGAGAGTTAAATGTGGAATCCTAAGTGTATAACAAAAGACCCTGAAGAACAAGATTACGGATTCACACCTCTCACGAAACATATACTACCATGTTGTTGGGCAGATAAACCTGAATTTAGAGATCACTTTTGGGGTAAACAACTTATGATAGATGAGTTAAGTATGGAAAATGTTGGAAGTGTAGAAGATATTATTTTATCAGATGAGTGGTTGGATTTTGTAGATATGTTGAATACTAGACCTGAAGAAGCGCCTAAAACTTGTTGGAAACATTGTGGTAAAGGTGATAAAGTTCATAGAATAAAAATAAGAGAAAAATGAAAAAAGATATATCAAATTGGTACCCATTATGT